GCACTTGGAGAGGAAGTAAGAAGAGATACTCAAGAGGGTGCAGTAGCTGAGTTAACTAAGGAAGTAGAGTATTTAACAGAGGAGAATAACAGGTTAAAAACCCACGACAAACAGTTAGAGGTATCTGTATCACAGACTAATCAGATAATGAAATTAGAGCAAGAGGTGTCACGAATAAGGGCAAGAAATGTATACCTACAAGAAAGGATAGAAGAACTGACACCTGACAAAGCAATACCTAAGTATGACTTCAGTGAGATACCTAACGATTGTGAAGGACAAGAGTTTGTAGACAACGTAAAGAAGTATCTTAATATGGGAAAGTATAATATGCGAGTAAGAGGTCAGCATATTAAAGAAGAACTAAAAGGTAAAGGGTTGACATCTTATGGACAAAACATAGACCAATCAACACACTTACGAGTTTACATAGAGGAGAAGTAAATGATAGCTGAAATGTTAACTTGCCTAGCACTCAACGTCTATCACGAATCTAAAAACCAATCTCTGATAGGACAGATAGCAGTAGCACAAGTAACCATGAATAGGGTTAGAGATGAAAGGTATCCTGACAATGTATGTGATGTCGTAAAACAAGGCTTGACATATAAATGGAATCCGTCTATACCTATTCGCAACAAGTGTCAATTTAGTTGGTATTGTGATGGTAAGAGTGATAAACCTAGAGATGAACATGCATGGGATAAAGCTATGTTAGTAGCACATGGTGTGTATTATGGTAACCTTGATGACTTTGTAGAGGGTGCAACACACTATCATGCTCACTATGTGCTACCATCATGGGCTAGTACTAAAACATATATCACACGAATTGATGACCACATATTTTACAGATGGGATATTAAATATGAGTAAAATTAAATGGAGAATAATTAAAAATAATTTAGGCAATGGTATAACAGAGTATCAAGTATCAGATGGTGATGTAGGAGAACGCACAGTATCCTATGACTTTGATAATAGTCTAGATGCAGAGAATTGTTTGTACGATATAGAAAGGAAAGAACATGAATAGATTTATTATAGAAGAGTCACCACAAAAGATTGCACAATCTTTATGCGACCAACACATAGTCAAGATGCCATTAGAAGAAGCACAGATGCTATGTACTGCACTATGGCATATTGCACCTGACTATGCAGAGAAACATAACCTATACAAGCCTGTGCATCAGAAACATCCTTGTACACTATGGGCTATGAAGAGTCATACCAATTATAAGTTTGCTTTTAGATTGTATCATCATATGCTAGAAGAATATACAAATAGGTATGGTAGAATACACGGAGCAAAAAAACATTACAATTCTTTGATGAATGGTGTATCTTTAATACCTGAAGGTCAGATAACACAACACCCACAATGTTTTAGTGGGATGGATGATTTAAAAACGGATGAGTTCTTTCCAATAAAAGCATATCGTAAATTTTATATTGTTGACAAGTTAAGATTTGCAAGGTATAAGTATACAGATAAACCCAAATGGTTACAGGAGATAGCCTAATGATTAAGTACAATAACTATTATGCATCAGAGTTAGACAAGCATCCAATAGCTATAACACAATATCAACACCCAAATACTATACAACTAGGAGATGTTAATAGTATTGATGTTTATAATGATAAGTATAGTGATGTAGATTTACTGTTAGCAGGTTCACCTTGTACATCATTCTCTGTTGCAGGAAAACGAGATGGTTTCAAAGCAGAAAGTGGACAGTTATTCTACAGATTTGTTGATGCACTCAAAGCAATCAAACCTAAATACTTTCTACTTGAAAACGTCAAGATGTCTAAGGCAAATCAGGACATCATGGTAGATGCAATAAGAGAGGTAGTAGGAGACACCTTTGGTGTACACATAGTCAATAGTGCATTAAAAAGTGGGCAGAATAGAGTAAGAATGTATGTCACAAACATACCATTTGATCCATCTAAAATAGAAGATGAGGGCATTGTACTAGGAGATGTACTAGAAGAAGATGGTATCGCCAATCCCTTGATGACCAACAAAAATGGCAAGTCGCATTGTCTTACGGCACGATATAATGGTGCAGTATGGTGGAATAGTATTGAACGTAAGCAACGTACTATGGTGCAGATAGGTGAAACGGCAGAGATAAAAGGATATGATATACTCAAAAGAGTCTACTCTCCTAGTGGGAAGTCTCCCACTCTTACTACTATGGGTGGTGGGCATAGAGAACCTAAAGTAGCTACGTTCAATCCTAAAGGTGGTCGTATTGTTAACCGTAGACTTGATAAGTTGGGTGTACGAAAAGACAATCAATTAGAGATACCTTTTACAGAAAAGATTGAAGTTAGGGAAGATGATAAAACAAATTGTTTAAGTACCATTCAAAAAGATAACATAGTTGTAGATGATTTAAGATGGAGAAAGTTATTGGTTACAGAAATGGAATCATTACAAACTTTACCTAGAGAGTATACATCTATGGGTAGGTATAGAAAAGAAGGAGAAAAGTCTATAGCCTATATGCCTGTTGCTAAATCTAATCGAATGAAAGCGATTGGTAATGGGTGGACAGTAGCCATCATCAAAGAAATATTCAAAGGTATTGATGGTGATTTAAGAGATGTTATGTCATTGTTTGATGGCATATCATGTGGACAACAAGCACTAAAAACAACCAAAAGGAACTAATATGAAAGATACAAATAAAAAGTTTACAGTTAATTTAGATATGAAAGATATTTTAGTTACAGAGGAACAGCGAATGAAATTTTTATTTTTATTCAACAAACTACATGATACCTTACAATATGTACATGGTTGTAGTGACATAACTCTATCACAGATAGCAAGTCTAGAGGAATTAAAATGTCATATGCATAAAGCATTAAAGTTTTCTCCACAGAGAGATAAGGATGGTATCGGTTCAAATTGGTATAATGATTGGGTCTTATCGTCAGATGAAACGGCATACAAAGATGACTAGAGCATTACCAAAATATGTATCCAAAAGAAAACAAGCAGATGGGTTAGAACATTATCGCTTTAATCCATCTCAAAAGTATATAGACATGGGTATTGTTAAACGAATGTCTCTAGGTGCAGATTATAGTAAAGCTATACTTGATGCCGATGAAATGAACTCTATAATAGATGAATATGAATCCTGTCAAGTAGTCGATACTAAATCTAATCTACAAGATTTGTTTAACAACTACATACAATCAAATGATTTTAGTATGTTAAGAGATAAGACACAGAAAGATTATATCTATAACCTTAAAACTCTATTAGAGACGGATTACATGGGTAGAATTAAGTTAGGTAGTATAACAACACCTATGATGAAGAAAGCCTATGAGAAGTGGGTTAAAAGAGGAATATCTTTTGCTAATCATATCATGGCAGTTGCCAATACTTTATTCTCTTATGCAATAGAGATGGGATATACACAGATAAATCCTTGTCGAGATGTCAAACGTAAAATGACGGAGTGCGACAGAATTATATGGACAAATGAAGAAGTTAAACAGTTTTTAAATGTTGCCTATAGTGAATTTAAGTATAGGAGTATTGGTTTAATTGTCCACATGGCATACGAATGGGGTCAACGAATTGGTGATATGCGATTATTGCATTGGAGTAACATACAATTTGATACTCAGAGACTCTATCTTAAACAATCAAAGAAAAGAAAAGAAGTTTTTTTACCTATCAATGATAATTTATTTAGAGTGTTGCAAAAACAACACAGTGATTTTGGTTTTCAAGACTATGTAGCACCAAGACCCTACCCTATTAATGACGGATATCGACCATATTTATTGCAGAATGTATCCAAAGCAGGTAAAAGAGTTATGGACAAGGCAGGTCTACGAAAAGAGTTGCAACTCATGCATCTTAGAGCAACTGCCATAACTGAAATGAATGACTCAGGTGTAGACATTAATCAAATTATGTCTGTGTCAGGTCATGCTAATCCACAGAGTGTTAAACCATATATAAAGCATACTTTTACAAGTGCTAATTATGCATTAGAAAAAAGAAATGAAAATAAAACACTTGACAAGACATCAAATTCGTGGTACAAGCATTCAAATGCCGACAAGGAAACAGTAGTATGATAGATATATATAAACATATAAATGGTATAGACATTAGTATGGGAGAAACAAAAAGAATGAATTGTCCTGTATGTAATGGTTATAAAACTTTTACAATTACAAGTAACATGGGTCAGAAACTATGGAACTGTTACAAAGCAAGTTGTAGTGTTGGTGGTAATGTGAAAGTAAACTTATCTGTAGATGAAATAAAACAAAGTTACACAGATGTAGATAATGCGAAAGAGAAGTTTGAGTTTCCTGAATATATTGTAGACTTTAAAAAGGAAGTGATAGATTTTATTGCACCTAAAAGATACCAAGAAATATATGAACAGTTTTGTATGCACGATATCCGTGAAGACAGAGCTGTATTTAAAGTGTATAATAATGATGGAGATGTAGTAGATGCTGTAGGTAGAAGCATCTTTAACAGACTTCCTAAGTGGAAAAGGTATGGTAAAAGTAAACATCCATTTGTAAGAGGACAGTACAATGCTATGACAGGAGAGCGTAATATGACTTGTATATTAGTAGAGGATTGTATTAGTGCTTGTGTCGTGTCTAACTATGGTATTGCAGGAGTAGCATTACTAGGTACTAGCCTATTAGATGAACACAAAGATATTTTATCAACTTATTTTGATAAGGTGATTGTAGCATTAGACCCTGATGCACTACCAAAAACTTTGCAGATAGCGAAGGAATTAAAAGGTTGGGTAAAAGATGTCAAAGTTTTAAAGTTGACAGATGACTTAAAGTATGGTAAGAAGAGAGACATTACTAAATTAAAGGAGATAGTATGGAACTAGCATTAGTAAGAAGCCTGATGGACAAAGATTTTTATGATGACCATCGTGGAGCAAGATGTCCTAATAGACTGTTTAGTAAAGATGTTAGGAAGGTAAAAGAAGTATTAGACCTAGCAATAGATAAGTATAATAGGTCTGTTACACCTGATGAAGTTGAAGCATTGTTTGTATCTAATAATCCATCAATGACTACGGCACAAAAGAACGCATTTCTTTCTATGTTTATGAAGATAAAGAAAGAACAATGTCTTGGTAAAGATGTAGCACAGGATGTATTAGCAAAATTGTTTCAGCAGATTGTTGGAGAAGACATTGCTAATCTAGGATTTGATTATGTGAATGGAACGAAGGCAAACCTAGAACCTTTACGTAATATATTAGAGCAGTATGGTGATGACTTTACACCTAATCTAAATATAGAATGGGATGATATAGATATCAAAACACTACTTGATAAGAATGACCTAGAAGCTAGATGGACATTCAATATACCATCTTTGACTAGAAAGGTAGAGGGTATCAATGCAGGACATCTTGTTGAGATAGGTGCTAGACCTAATACAGGTAAGACATCTTTTCATGCATCTTTGATTGCATCCCCAAATGGATTTGCATCACAAGGTGCTAAATGTATTGTGTTATGTAATGAAGAAGGTAGTCACAGGGTGGGTGCAAGATACCTGACATCTGCTACAGGAATGACATTGCATGAAATTAAAAACAACCCAAAGAAAGCACACGACTTGTATTCAAAAGTCAAGGACAACATAAAAATAAAAGATAGTTCTATGCGAGATATGAATTGGGTAGAGTCTGTTGTTAAATCATTCAAGCCTGACATTGTTGTGTTAGATATGGGCGATAAGTTTGCTACGACACAGGGATTTGCTAGAGCAGATGAAGCACTCAAAGCCTGTGCAGTTCATGCAAGACAGATAGCTAAACAATATGATTGTGCCATGCTCTATATGTCACAGCTATCTGCTGAAGCAGAAGGTAAGATTATTCTTAATCAAAGTATGATGGAAGGTAGTAGAACAGGAAAAGCTGCAGAAGCAGATTTGATGATACTGATAGCAAAGAACCCACCTGTAGAAGGACAGGATGAAGAAGATGCACAGAGACATTTAAATATTGTCAAGAATAAACTGTCAGGTTGGCATGGTAATGTTCACTGTGAATTAGAATATAAAACAGCTAGATACATAGCTTAAAGGAGATACTATGATAAAAAAATATATTTTAGCAAGGGAATATGATGAAGAAGGTTTTGATTATGATGGAGCAGGAGATTATATCTATACTGCTACAAACTATAGAGAACATGAAACTAAAGAAGAAGCCTTAAAAGACCTACAAAAAAATATATACTATGATGATTTTGGTAGGTATAGACATAAAAAGAAAAAACCTAATTTTAGTAGCATAGAAGAGTATTGTAAAGAGTTTGACTTTCGTTTGTATGAAAGAAAGATATAGATATGAAACTAGTACTTGATGTAGAGAACACAGTTACGGATAGAGATGGTAAGAAACATTTTGATCCATTTGAACCAACAAATAAGTTAGTTATGGTTGGTTGTCTGACAGAAGAAGGTGAAGAACATTTATATAGGTTTGATGATTATGTGTTTGGAACACACTGTGTCGGTACAAAGCAGAAGATACAAGATTTATTAGACAAAGCAACTGTACTGATAGGACATAATATTGTACACGATTTACTTTGGTTATGGGAATCAGGATATGAATATACAGGCGATGTATTTGATACTATGCTAGGAGAATATGTACTACAGTGTGGTCAGAAGAAACCTCTGTCTCTTGAAGCATGTGCTGAAAGATATAATTTAGATACAAAGAAACAAGACACACTTAAAAAGTATTTAAAAGATGGCTACGGAGTAGATGAAATACCAAAGGAAGAGTTATCGTCTTACCTATCAGCAGACTTAAAAGCGACACAGGAGTTATACAATGAGATTACTAAAAAACTTGCTACCGAAGAATATTCTAGACTTAACGATACAGTCAATCTTACTAATAGTGTTGCCCTCACTTTGGCTAATATATATAGCAATGGTTTTTCTGTTGACATAGATGAATTGAATAGAGTTAGAGAAGAGTTTACAAATGAAAGAAAACAGATAGAAGAATACCTAAAGAAAGAAGTTGTCGATTTGATGGGTCACACACCTATTAATTTAAATAGTCCTGAACAGTTATCTTCTGTAATATATAGTCGTAAACCCACAAGTAAAACAGAATGGTCTGTAATCTTCTCTCCCTATATGCCTATTAAAGGTTACAGGGAAAAGGTTAAAGATAATTCTACTATTGTGTATAAAACAGAAGCAAAGAAATGTACTACCTGTAATGGTGCAGGTTCAATAAGAAAGGTAAAGAAAGATGGAAAACCATATGCAAGACCCACAAAATGTTCTGTATGTAATAGTCTTGGGTATATGTTTATACCTACTAATAAGGTAGCAGGACTAAAGTTCACACCACCTAATGCTAAATGGATATCAGCACATGGGTGGAGTACGAGTAAGACTAATCTTGAGTTTTTATGCATGGTTGCTAAAGAAAAGAATATGAAACAAGCTGAAGAGTTTTTATCTAAAGTAATAAGATTATCAGCCCTTGACACATACCTATCTTCTTTTGTGGATGGCATACAAACTAATATAAAGCCTGATGGTAAGTTACATGTTAAGTTATTACAACATAGAACATCTACAGGAAGGTTTAGTGGAGCAGACCCTAACATGCAGAACATGCCTAGAGGTGGCACGTTTCCTGTAAAGAGGGTGTTTGTTTCACGATGGGAAGGTGGCAAGATACTTGAAGCAGACTTTGCACAATTAGAGTTTAGAGCTGCTGCATATTTGTCACAGGATGAAACTGCAATAAAGGAGATAGAAAATGGTTTCGATGTTCATGCGTATACTGCTGAAGTTATTTCAAAGGCAGGACAGAAGACGGCTAGGCAAGAAGCAAAAGCCCACACGTTCGCCCCACTCTACGGAGCTACAGGGTTTGGGAGGACAACTGCTGAAGCAACGTATTATAAACAGTTCACAGAAAAGTACAAAGGAATCGCATCTTGGCATTCCAGATTGGCTAAGGAGGTTTTAAATACAGGCAAGATAACTACACCATCAGGGAGACAATTTTCTTTTCCTGATGTGAGAAGAAAGAGGGATGGTTCAGTAACTTACTTTACACAGATAAAGAATTATCCTGTACAATCATTTGCTACAGCAGATATTGTACCACTAATACTTATGTCTATTCATAAAAGATTGAAGTGGTGGAAATGTAAATCATGTGTTGTTAACAGTGTGCATGATTCTATAGTTATAGATGTACATCCTGATGAAATAGACTTTGTATTAGCCACAATAAAACAAGTCAATGGAGATATGAAAGTTGTAATAAATACACACTTTGATATAAATTTAAATGTTCCATTATTATTAGAAGCAAAAATAGGTAATAATTGGCTTGACACGAAAGATGTTATATGATACAATTACAAACTCAACAAAGGAGAAAAATATGAATAATGATATAGCAACAATAGATACAAATAACTTTGCTAGTATGTCACAATCAATGGGCATGACAGCAGATGTATCACAGAAGAAACAAACATCAACACTTAATAGGTTAAAGATATCCCATTCACCTATTATGGGAGAAGTAGAAGTCAAAGGTAAGAAGACCCAAGCTGCACTTGTTAATAGTGGGGTATACAAACTAGATGATCTAGTTAATGAGACTTCTTACTATGCTGAAAGCGTAAAGATTAGACCTTATGTTCAGAGATTTATGTATAAAAAATATGTAAAGCCTGATAATGAGAATGGTTTTTATGTTAAAACAGTTATGTCTGAAAGTCTTAACTCTGACTTGAAAGATAATATGGGTGGCTTTAACTGTGGCAAACCTGCTGGTTTTATTAAAGATTATAATGCGTTACCTGAAAAAACAAAGCAGTTAATTAAGGGCATAAAAAGAGTTCGTGCTATACTTGGTACTGTCGTTCTAGTTAATCCTGTAGATGCTAATGGGGATGAAGTAACAGTAGAAAAAGATATACCTTTTATTTGGGAAATAGATAACAGAGATGCTTTTAAAATAATGGGAGCACCTATTGCTAAAATGCATGGATGGCAACACATATTACCACAACATTATATAGAGTGTGGTACTGAAGAAAAGAGTCTTCCTAATGGTAATTCTTTCTATCTACCTACAGCCGAAGTAGAGAGAGATGTTATTGAAATAGGAGACAAAGAGCATGTAATATTTGATGACTTCATACAGTGGATTAAAAATTATAATGTCTACATATTTAATACTTGGACAGATAAGCGTGGTTCAGAGAATGATATTACAGAAGACGAAGCAGATATTATTAACGACTTTGTAGATGTAGAGTTGGAAACAGATGCTAAAAAATAATTCTTTTAAGACACACAATATCAATTACTTGTCACCTAGCAGTATTAATACCTACATAAGCGATGTGCCTATGTGGGTAGCTAGGTACTTGTTTGGTATAAAATCAGGTAGTGGGGCAGGTGCAATTAGAGGTATTGTACAAGAAGCTGTATTAGCTGAAAAGTATCAGACAGGAAAGTTTAACTTTAATTTATTAGAGATGAAGTTTCTTAATATGTGTACAGAAGCCAAGATTGATTTAGAAGATGTTAAAGTACAAAAAGAGAAAAAATCACTAGAAAACTTTGGTAAAGTTATTGATACTAATTTTGACTATAAAGATTTAGAAGACTACCAAGAAAAGGTAGAAGTACAATTAGAAGATATGCCTATACCTATTATGGGTTACATAGATTTTAGATTTAAGGATAAGATAGTTGATTTAAAAACAACTACAAGAATGCTATCTCAACCAACTGAAGCACAGAAGAGACAGATGGCATTTTATTCTATGGCATATCCTGATAATAGTGTAGATTTATTTTTCGCTTCACCGAAAGATTATAAAAAGTTTACATTAAATAACTTATCTGTACACAAGAAGCAACTTAAACAAGTAGCCTTTAGTATACAGAAGTTCTTGTCTATTAGTGATGATAAGCATGAGTTAGCTTCTCTAGTATACCCAAACTTTGATTCATGGACTTGGGGTGGCAGGTTAAAAGCAGAAGCAAAAAAGATATGGGCAGACGTATAATGTCAGCGTATAGTGCTACACAAATGGCAAGAAAGAATGGGTATAGGAGTGGTTTAGAGGATACTGTAGCCAACTACTTAAAAGAGCATAAGGTAAAATTTCTTTATGAGAAAGTTAAGATAGAGTGGGAAGACCTTGCATATCGCACCTATACCCCTGACTTTGTTTTAAATAATAATATTATTATAGAAACTAAAGGTAGATTTATAGCATCAGACAGAAGAAAACATATTGCTATAAAGAAACAACACCCTGAATTAGATATAAGATTTGTATTTACAAACAGTAAAACAAAACTACGCAAGGGTGCTAAATCATCTTATGGCGAATGGTGCATTAAGTATGGGTTTAGATATTACGATAGAGTTATACCTGAAGATTGGTTGAAAGAAAAGAAAAAGAAAACTAAAATAGATAAATTTATAGCCTATAAAGGAAAAAGAAAATGACACCTGAAATGCAACCTGAAGACTTTATAATACAAGTTAAACCTTTTATAGACCCTAAAACAAATCAATGGACAGGGGTTGTCAGTTTAAATATTATATCGTCTGACCATAGTCCTTTAAACAACGATGATATGGACAGCTTATGGCACATCTGTAAAATGATGTGCAGTACATTGCCTTTAATAGAAGAGGATAAAGAATTTGCTAGTATGTTAGATATGATTGCTAGAGAACATTCCGATGATATGTATTTAAATAGTAATGAAAATAATAAAAACCCATTGACATCTGTAGAAAAAGATGGTAATGTAATAAAACTTAATTTTAAATCAAACACAAAGGGGAATGCATAAATGGGTGCTAGTATAAAAGAAATGGTTGAATTTGAAGATGATAAAACTATGCAAAATAGAGAGTTAGTTAATGATATGGTTAATCATCCACCACATTACAATCAACGCAGTATCGAATGTATTGATGCAATAGAAGCTGCAACAGATTTAGGTTTTGAATATTATCTACAAGGAAATATAATAAAGTACATGTGGAGATATAAATATAAAAATGGTATAGAAGATTTAAACAAAGCTAAATGGTATTTAGACAAACTAATAGAGATTAAAAATGCAGATTAAAGTTAAAGTATTTATGGAATTACAATTAGACTCTGATGAGTATACCATGCCATCAGATGGTGATGTGACAGAAGAACTATCCGATTCTATAAGAGAGTATGTACATGAGATAGATGGTTTAAAAGTTGCAAATTTGCGTGTAGTACAGAGGAGAGAAGAACATGAATAGTGTATCATTACCATCAGATTATCAAACATTTATAGCCTTATCTAGATATGCTAGATGGCTTCCTGAAGAAAACAGAAGAGAAGAGTGGTCTGAAACAGTAGATAGATATCTTAATAATATGGGCAAACACCTAAAAGAAAAATACAATTATGACTTGACATTAGAAATGCATGATAGTTTATTTTCGCATATTACAGGTCTAGATATTATGCCTAGTATGAGAGCATTAATGACATCGGGTATAGCACTTGATAGATGTCACGTAGCAGGATACAACTGTTCATATGTACCTGTCGATAGCCCACGTTCTTTTGATGAGACTATGTATATATTGATGTGTGGAACAGGTGTAGGTTTTTCTGTTGAAAGAGCAAACGTAGATAAACTACCTATAATTAATGAACACTTTGAAGATAGTGAGACTGTTATAAAAGTAGGAGATTCAAGACAAGGTTGGGCAAAAGCATTAAGAGAATTAATTGCTATGTTATATGCAGGACAAGTTCCTAAATGGGACGTATCAGAAGTTAGACCTGCAGGTGCACGATTAAAAACATTTGGTGGTAGGGCATCAGGACCTGCACCATTAGTAGAGTTATTTGAGTTTTGTATTGAGATGTTTAAAGGGGGAGCAGGTAGAAGATTATACCCTATAGAATGTCACGATATAATGTGTAAGATTGGTGAGGTAGTAGTCGTTGGTGGGGTAAGGCGATCTGCCCTCATCAGTCTTTCAAACTTAGGTGATGACCAAATGAGACATGCTAAGTCAGGTCAATGGTGGGAGAATGAAGGACAACGAGCACTAGCCAATAATAGTGTAGCGTATAAAGGTAAAGTACAAATGGAAACCTTTATGCGTGAGTGGCTATCCCTTGTAGAAAGTAAGTCAGGGGAACGTGGTATCTTTAATCGTAAGTCTGCCATTGAACAGGCAGGTAGGAATGGCAGAAGAAAGTCTGATTATTTATTTGGTTGTAACCCATGTAGTGAGATTATACTACGACCATACCAATTCTGCAATCTATCTGAAGTAGTTGTTAGAGAGAATGATGATTTAGAAATACTAAAACATAAAGTTACAATGGCTACAATACTAGGTACATTCCAATCTACTCTTACAGATTTTAAATACTTACGTAAAGTATGGAAAGATAATACAGAAGAAGAAAGGTTGTTAGGTGTATCTCTTACAGGTATTATGGATAATGAATTACTTAATGGAGGATCGGATGATTTAGATTATATTCTAACAATATTAAAGGAGACAGCAATTGCAGTTAATAAAAATTATGCAGAACAAATTGGTATACCACAATCAACTGCCATCACTTGTGTCAAACCAAGTGGCACTGTTTCTCAACTCGTGGATAGTGCAAGTGGCATACATGCTAGACATAGCAACTATTATATTCGCACTGTCCGTGGTGACAATAAAGACCCACTAACAGAGTTTATGATTGCTAGTGGTATACCTAGTGAACCTGATGTAATGAAACCTGAAAGCACTACAGTATTTAGCTTTCCTATGAAATCACCTGAAGGTGCTATCACTAGAAACGAAATGTCTGCACTAGAACAATTGGAATTGTGGTTACAATATCAAAGACATTGGTGTGAACATAAACCATCTGTAACTATCACAGTTCGTGAAGAGGAATGGATGGAAGTAGGTGCATGGGTGTATAAACATTTTGATGAAGTGTCAGGAATTAGTTTCCTACCACACAGCGATCATAGTTATGCACAAGCACCTTATCAAGATATTACTGAAAAGGAGTATCAAAAACTACAAGAACAAATGCCTAGCACTATAGATTGGTCTTTATTACAGAATTATGAGAAAGAAGACACAACAACAGGCTCAAAAGAGTTAGCCTGTAGTGCTGGAGTTTGCGAAGTCGTTGATATACAGGCTTCATAATCAGGTACTAGAACTATCGGAGGGTGTGTTTCACCCCTCTGACGGTCTTTACATAAAGAAAATATTTTTAAAAAGGAGAAAATTATGAGAGAATTACTAATTGGGGCATCAAGAACCTACTATGTTGGCTTAATTAACAAACATATAGCAAATGTAGAAGTTCTACTTACAAATCCTACAGGTATAGGAGAGCATCACGATATTCAGGCTTCTATAGAAGAAGAGCTTGGTAAGATTGCAGACTACAATGATAAGTTAGAGATGCTTATTAAATATTTTACTAAACCTCAAGCAGAAGAACCTAAAGAGGGAAAGAAAGATAATGCAAAATCGTAGACAAAGATATGGTTTAAAAAAATATGATGCGCCTTTGCGTATTCAATACGACAAGGGTGCGTTTGCATTTAAAAGAGGTACAAATAAAAGTCCGTATCACTTTAACACAATGCAACATCGTGAGTGGCAAAGAGGATATAACTTTGCATACTTTGCTAACTTAAAGAAAGTATATGATGCGCCTTTGCGTATTCAATACGACAAGGGTGCGTTTGCATTTAAAAGAGGTACAAATAAAAGTCCGTATCACTTTAATACAATGCAACATCGTGAGTGGCAAAGAGGATATAACTTTGCATACTTTGCTAACTTAAAGAAAGTAACTGAATATGAATCTAGAAACAGAGGTAAAAGAGTACATGGAAAATAAAGATAAAAGTATTATAACTGCAACAGCTTATCAGGAACAAGCTAAAACTACAGCTATATTTCCTGCAGATCATGCATTGGAATATTTAACTTTAGGGTTGGTAGGGGAAGCAGGAGAAGTTGCGAATAAGATTAAAAAGATATTTCGTGATAAAAAAATATTTAAAGCAGATGTTGAGGTAGCTGACGAAATAGGGGATGTGCTTTGGTACTGTGCTATGTTAGCTGATTACCTTGATGTAGACTTGGGTAAGATAATGGAAAACAATTTAGAGAAGTTAAGCTCAAGAAAGAAACGTGGAACACTTGGGGGAAGTGGTGAC